GACCGAACTAAGCACTTGTGATCCTATTTGCTGATGAAGGTCAGCACCCCGTTCGCCGGAGTCTATAAGTCCCTTGATGTTGCTGCCGGCCATAATAGTCTCGATCAACGCACCCACCAATGGGAGCTTACCTATTGCCTTGAAAATCTTCAAACCTTTGCCCTTGTCGATACTACTTAAAAGCTTACCTAGACTAGAATTCATAGCTTTGTCTTTTAGTGCTCCTGCATGCTTGGATACAAACGCGCCGGCTTGCCCAGACTTTTCAGCAATAAAAGATCCTGCTTGCCCTGCCTTGTTTTTTACATATCCGCCGGCGTCTTTGGCCATATTCATTGCACCAGTACCAAACGATTTTGCACCACCCACCAAGGATTTACCCGTATCGGACAAGGACCCAAGGCTGAAGAGGCCCGCTGTCGCAGCGCCCATTTTTCCAAGCATACCTCCTCTGCCCATTCCGACGATTTTGCTGCCCAGTCCGCCGGGAGGTTTGCCTCCCTGGAATTTGGAGCCTGCGAACTTTCCGCCACCCTTGCCGCCGCGTATGCGGAATCTGCGTCTACCGCCGCCGCCGCCGCCACCCATACCGCCCATTCCACCACCAAGCGGAACAACATAAGAAGGATTTATTGGTGTGCCGCCTGGCATCAAGCGACCCATTACGGCACCCATAGCAGCTTTCACTGCTAATGTGCCAATAGCAGCAGCACCGCCGAGACCAAGAACACCCATTATCGGACTTCCGGTTATTGACGTTATGGCACCACTGACGGTTCCCATAACTTTGGCAATGCCCTTAACTAACCTAAATATTCCCTCAAAAACATTCTTGATATTTGTCATCGTCTTATCGCTAAAAAGATCATTGCCGAAAGCAGCCGTCATTGCTTTTTCTAGTTCTAAACCTAGGCGAGTCATGACGTCCATCATTCTGACTCTTTCTTTTTGCATATTGGCTGCTGTTTCAGCTTGGGTGTCTGCATCGGCCATTGCGGCTCGAATTTGGTCGGAGCTTTTTGCCATCATTTTTCCTAGTTGTGTGACAGACATACCCATCTGTTCAGCAATGGCGGCTTTTTTGAATTTATCAAGCTGATCGAAAGACTTGCCGGACACCTCAAGACCTTCTTTAAGCAAGACAAGCCTCTCAGATTCTGTGGCGGACAGCAACTCTATAGTGTCCATATAGGGCCCACCCAAAAGTGCATTAAGATTTCCAGCCGATGTTGCGGCGGTATCGAACGTGTCGAATTGTGCCATACTCTGTAACATTGAGCCAACATCCATATTCAGTAACTGGCTAGCACCTTGGATTCGCTTAAATTCTCCGACCATTCTCGGGCCATATTTAGCCAGTTCTTTCGATGCGCCGTTGAATCCAGATATAATCATATCCGGTGGAAGCTTGAGTTGCCGCGCTAGTGCTGCTAGCTCTCTAGCCGTCTCTTCCGATGCTGGTAGCGACATACCCATTGAAGTGGTTAAAAAACCGATGGCTTCTCCGGTAGATTGTGCTGCGACTCCAAATTGTTCCAGGGTCGCGACAGTTTTCAATACAGTATCTTGATTAGTTGTGTTTAAATTATAAAATCCTTGAAACTCTGTCTGCATTGCTGCAAGCGCGTTTGCGACCTCTGGGCCACGCATTGACAGTGACTGACTCTCGTTGGCAATTTTGGCCATCCTGGGTGCCATATCTGCCATACCTGTGGACTGAAACAAATTGTTTTGGGCTTTATCCAGTGACGTAAAAGATTCAACAGCAGCGTTGACGAAACCGCCAAAAAGTTTCATAGGAGTAAACGACTTTAAAACATTTTTAAAAAGTTGTCCAGAGGATTTAGATAGATCTTTAAATCCCTTGGCACTCAAGGTTGCATCGTCAACAAAGCTGCCGAAACCCTTTTGAGCAAATCCTATATTTTGCGCAAGGTTAGCTGAAGCACCTTCGATGGCGGCGAATATTTCCTGTCCTTTTGCTAGTGCTTTGTTGTATTTAACCTGCTCTATAATTTTCGCTTTTTGGTCTTGAAGTTCCTTCGCCGTGGCGTCTTTAGAAGACAGGAGCAAGTCCATCTTCAGCTTTTCTATCTCTAACTGCTCTTGGCCGATATGAGTTAAAACCTGATGCTTTGAGTACTGTTCTCCAACAGCATTCATTATCTTTTCTTCAAGTTCTAGTTTTTTTGCTTTTAACTTAAGGTCTGCTTCCGCTTGGACAACCTGTTTTTGGATTTCCTCTGGGGATGAGGATTTTGGCCTGTTTCCCATCATAGCTTGAATAGACTTTACCGCTTGGGCTGCGTCTCTTGAGCTAAGGCCGGACTTTTCTAATATACTCTGTAACTCTTTTTTATCAGCCACGTTCGCCTACCTCATTTAACCGGCCAGGCCAGTCCCGTGTCTCTTTCGAACTTTTTAACCGCTGAATCCAACCTGTATCTGCTTTTGTAAGTGGCTGGATTGTTGAGTCCGTGCTTGTTGAAGGCGACAGCAAAGGCTTTCTCTGCAGCGAGAGCGTTACTAAACCTGTCAAGCTGTTTTGGTGTGCCTTTGACCTTTACCGGAAAAGGAGATCCAGTAAAGAGAACATTGAGCACCCTCTCCAATTGTGCACCTTGTTGCATAAGAAACATCGGTGCTTCGCTTATCTTTGTAAAATCTAATACTATCTCTTCTTGCTCTGTCAACTTCATTTCCTCGATATAAGTCTACACCATAATTAGTAACCACTAAAATAAAATAGGGCCTCGGAGGCCCTATTAGATTACGATCATTTTCGTCTAGATTTTTGAGACTGTTTTTCTATTTCAGCGTTCTCGTCTTCATTATGTTTTATAATCCTTCTAATGAACCACCTTCTAATCTGAATCGGTAAGTTGTAGGCTTCAAAAAAGCTCCAACCTCCGTGGTGTTTCAATATAAACAACTCCTCATAGACAGACTCTATGTATTCATTGTTCAGGCCAAAAAAACCCGGTTGTGATTGGCACGTCCACCTCGCTGTCTGCTTCGCAATGTTCACAAGTCATCTCTTGAGAAAACTTGACGTTCGGTGACATGTCGGAATAAACACCCCTCAAGAACCTTGAGTCTGCGGCGGGCATCGCCTCTAGAAATTCACTCAACTGGGATGGGTCCTCGACGCCGTTGGCACTTACCACAATGCTCTTCAGCAAATCAGTAGATTGTGAGTCTGGCAAACTGTTCTTCTGCTTTAGCTGCGTCGATTTTGTCAACTTCTCTTCATCGTGGCCTGTCAAAAACCTAACATCAACACTAATTTTTGTGACAGGTAAATCCACACTGAAGGTTCCATTTGAATTTATTTGAATATCGCTCGTAGTCTCTGGCATACTGTAATGATCTGTGTACTTGGACAAATCAAAATTTATATCGTTGTCGGACCCACACATATTACACGTCGCCTGAGCTTCGTATGCTGCACCGTAACCCGTTATTCTAACTGCATACATTAAAGCGTTTCTGTCCCCAACTAACAAGTCTTTTGCATTGATGTTTTCATCAATGATGACACTTTGCAATAATCTATCAATAGCTATGCCCTTCTTGAGAAGGGAAGGAGAGGTCAGAATGTCCTCGTCCTTGGCTGTCATAAACCTTATTTCTATGTTGTCTTTTCCGTACAGGGGACTGCCCTCTGGATAGAAGAGCCCTTTTGAGGGGAGATCCACGATCTCCGTTGGGACTGCAAAGTTTAACAAACTGTTCGTGGTACTTATATTTAATGGCATTGAAGCCGGGGGTGGGGCCTGTGATGCGCCGGCTGCGCGTCGCTTGGCATTTCTATTACTCATATATCCTCACTTTCTTTAACAAAAAAACTGTAACTTATATTCTCAAATTAGCCTTGTGCTTATTATTAGAGCGCACTAAAGTCTGCGCCGGCTGCTAGAGCGCTGGGTTTCTTATCAAGCTCCGAAGCGATTACGCCAGACCCCCGACCGGTAAGGTCTGCCCAGTCATACCGAAGGGTTAACTCGATGTTTAAGAGATCGTCACTCTCGTAATCAAGCTCATCGAAACTGACAGATTTGATGAATGGATTGTAAAGTTTCCATTCCTCGTTGACCCTACCGTTCGAATCAATCTGCTGAATGTATATCGCTCCGCCCAGCGCTTTCGTAGCGCCGGCCTTTGACATAGTGTATACGCGGTTTGCTTCCAATCCTTGCGTATCGGGTATATTGTTGGCGTTCAAAAAGTTGTGCGGTGGCACATAGCCAGACTGTTTAAGTAACGCCATCATTGTCCTAGAAGCGTCGGGGCTCACTGGGTCAACAAGTGTCATACTTATTTCCGACCACTCCACTCGGCCAGGGTAGTAGAACTTGTAGTTCAGGAAGCTATGTTCTGCTTCTCCCAAACTGAAGTTCGGTTTTCCGACCTTTTTCATTATCCACTGTGGTACCCCTCTGAAACTGAGGAGCCATCTGAATTTTCTCTTTGGCTCGATACTAGCATCTGACCAAAATCCGTCTACGCCTGGCATTATAACTGCCCTCCTAAAAATAATATGTTACACACTCTTAAATAGTGTGGCCAAAGTTTTTTTCAATCATCAAATGATGCGCCAGAGTTCGTAATCGTAAAGTCGATTGCAATAAACTCAATGGCTCTTGCTGGCTTCAAGAAAATCTTGGCATACATCACGTTTCTATCAACCAAATCTGGTGTAGTAGTAGACTCGTCGAGAATTACTCTGTAGTCAGTCAAACCGAGTCTAGCTCTTACACTATCAAGGAATGGTTCTACCTCACCTCGGAACTTGTTCCAAGTCGACTGTACGTTCTGATCGAAAAGTAGTCTTGAAGCAATTCTAGAAATTTCTTTCTTGACAAAGATCATAAGTCTTCTGACGTTGATCCTATCAAGTGCCGAAGGGGTGACCTGAAGCGTCTTCTGGCCAAAGATCACTATGCCTTCTGCTGGGAACGTTGCGATTGGGTTAACGTTTGCATCGTAAAGTTTATCTCTGTCTCTGGACGAAAGTCTCTGTGAAACGCCAATCACTGGCAACCCTGCCGAACCTTCCGACAACCCGCCTCTAGTAAATCCTGCTGGAGCGAACCACAATTCGGAGTTTGCTTGAGAAGAAGCGAACGTACCGATTGCTGCAACTGATGGTGGCACCCAAACTTGCTTTGAATTGATCTCATCAAAGATCTTAACCCAAGGAAAGAAAGCGCAAGCATAGCTGCTGTTAATGTTTCGGTTTCTAAGAGAGTTAACTGCGGCCTGAACGGAAGCGTTTGCAACTCTTGTCTTGAAGTTATCTGTAGTCTCCGTCGCAGGCTTGTAACCGCCATTTTCGATATCTATCACTGCAAGTGCATCCGCTCTATCTTCGCAAATGTCGATAACACGGTCGGTAATCAAAGGCTTTCTCACGCCTGGCACTGCCAACATATTGATCTCTACAACTTCTGGGTCTGACAGCGAGTCTACAGCACGCTTAAGAGAGTGTGCTTCGTATGAACTGGCAAAAGACGTTCCTATGTTGTTATCTCCGAAAGGAACTCTTTCCTTGATATCCAAGCCATCGAAGCCGCCAAACATAGGGGCTGTGAATGACGTAAATCCAGAGTCAATCAGATCCGTATAACTACTTCTTGCCGCAGTATACGATCTGTCCGCTTTTCTAGAGCCGGACTGGTAGAAAGCCGTCGTAACTGACCCAGGGGCCACGTTTGATGCAATAACATCATCCAGAGAGAATATGAACGCAGTCTCAGTGTTAGTGCCTGCGTCGTAAACGTTCGCAGAGGAACCTTGATCGCCACGAACTAGATCCCAGTACGATTCATCGAATCTCGTGGAACTCGGGGATCGCCCGGTTGTAATTCCAAAACAGGCTTTTTTCTGGTCAGATAATCCATCGTCAGCACTACCGGAACGAAGTGCGAATGTTGGGAATATAACCACTGGCTTTGGTGGTGCAGACACTTGGCCGTAGGCGGCGATTGAGAAGGTTCCCGTAGTAAACGCATTAAAGACCGTATTCGAGTTGAAGGTTGTTGAGCCGGATGCGCTTATGGTTAGGCCGTTTAATACCACCGTTTGGTCGAGCGATGGTGCACCGCCGATGTGAATCCCTAACCCTGTGGCTCCCGCTGAGCCGGAGAAGGATTCGAGGTGTATATTGCTACCCGTTGTATGGACGTCGAGACCACCGTTGCTTGTTGTAAATGAAAGCGATTTATATCTCGGTGGACTAAAGAATCCCCAAGGCAATAGTGAAGGATCTGTAAGGCCCTGATCAACGTTACCGTTTGTGAGTACTCTTACGAACCGAGACTCGTTTGGATAATCATCATAAGTCCTGTATCTGTTGTCGGACGTGTCCCACTCTTGATATTGCGTACCAATTCTTCGCGCAATATAGTTTGGAGAGTTCGGATTTAAATTTAAGTTTCCGAAAGTCTCATAAACTTTTCTTGCCGCGTCGTTATCTCTTGTATCTCTTAAGACCAAATCGAAAGTACCGTATGGGTTTTGCTGTGTTGGTGCTTTGTGATTTTCTATTGTAACTTTAATGTGCTTTGATGACCAAGCGCCGTCGTCCAATGCCACAAGTCTGAACAACTTCTGCTGGTTATTTGCATCGAAGCCTGCAGCGTTCGTGGTCAAGTCTTGACCAATAAACCACGGACTATAAGATGGTTGAGTACTCTTTTGATTTAATGACCAATCTAGTTCCGCAAAGTTGCCGCCAAGACCAACGATTACACCCGCGAGGCTGGGGTCTCCGGTTTCGGAAGCCGCTTCTAGACTTGTGCCGTGCAAATCCTTTACGTGCCGATCAAAAGACTCACCTAGGAAGTAGCCCCTTGCGTTGGTGACGGAATCTCCAAGAAGTGTCGGGTTGGTGTTAAAAACCTTTCTTATATATTTATCAGAAGTTCTATCAAAGTTGAATGTTACCTTGTTTGGTTTATCTCCGTTGTCGAACAGCACTGCTGTGAACTCATATTTTGAAGCGATGCTAGGCCTGAATGCTAGACCGTTCCCTGCAGCCACTCCCTGGTCGATACCACCCGTGAGGTTCCGCCCAATGGTGTCGTATGAGGAAGTCAACGCATTCCCCGGTGTAAGTGCGCCAGAAAGTTCTATTGCGCCCTTGTCGAAATACCATACAGCGGCGAGTGATCCGGTTGGAGCGGTAGCGCTACGAACCAGGTTGGCGTTGTCTGTGTTGTGTGCACCCATGGATCCCAGAGTTGCACCGTGATCATATGATTGGCCACTGCCAGAAGAAAGTAAGAAGAGTCCATAAGCCCCACCAACATTCGATGGTCGGGTTCGAGCGCCGCCGTGATTTCTAGTTAGTTTCCATCCAGCCTCACCACCAGCAATTGCAGCGGGGTCTGCGACACCCAATACTCTTACGATTGTTACTGGGGAAGAATTTCTAAGGAACGCCTGTGCAGCATATGCAGCATAAGTGGGAGCCAAAGTGTTACCTTCTCTCCAAACGTCTCCACCTGCTCCACCGGCTACCGGATTTCCAAAAATCTCTACGAATTCACTGAATGATGAAATCGTTACTGGGCGGTTGGATGGGCCTCTTAATAATCGACCAACAACTGCTGGCCCTATGGCGGTGGGTGTTCTTGGTATCTGGGAGTTATCTGTTTCTCCTACAAAGACACCAGGCGATACGAACTTGAATTTTCTAACTGACATACGGAATCTCCTTGAAAAATAAAATCAAATCTAAAACGATCTTGATGACACAATAAACTATTCTCTATTAAATAGTCTTGAGTTTTTCAAAAAGTCTACATAAATGAATTAATGGGGGGAGGAAACGGGGGGTCGGGTACCCCCCTTAGATGTTTAGTTTATTAGCTTGTTAGGCCAGAACCTGAGAAGTAGGTTACGGTAAGGACGTCATCTGAATCCAAAGCAAGATCTGGATGGACGTGTATGGCAAATGCGTTCGCACTCGAAGTTACGATACGGTAGTCTGCCTGTGTGCTTCCAGCGACTTTACCCGCGCCAGCAAAGTGCTCTGGGGCAAGCAAAGTACCGTTAAAGTAAACTTGTACGGTACCTGATGCAGGCTGGGCTGACAACGATGCTGTTGTAAACGGAGAACTCACTGCATCTGTGACAAAATTGTTGCCACTTCTACCAAAGTCTCTTCGTACAAAGCCTAGTGACAGCTTACCAGAACTCCAACTAATACCACCGTGGGCATCAGCGCTGTTTTGGACAACTGCAACATTAAGTGCTTTGTCACCAACAGAGCCCGTTGCCATTTTGTCAAGCGTGACAGCACCTACGGCAATCTTAGCCTTGGTAACATTAGCGTCCGAGATCTGAAGTTTTGAAACAGAGCCCGTTGCCATTTTGTCAAGCGTGACAGCACCTACGGCAATCTTAGCCTTGGTAACATTGGCATCCAAGATCTGAAGCGTTGAAACAGAACCCGTTGCCATCTTGTCAAGTGTGACAGCGCCTACAGCGATCTTAGCCTTGGTAACATTAGCATCCAAGATCTGAAGCGTTGAAACAGAGCCCGTTGCCATCTTGTCAAGTGTAACAGCGCCGACGCCAAACTTGACCTTCGTAGCTGCGCCATCGTTAATCTTAGCCGTAGTCGCGTTGAGAGCCACAATATGGCCCGCATCTACAGACGCAGTCTGAAAATTGTCAGCAGTGGCGACGCCAGTAGATAGTTTGATGTGCGTCACTTGGCCAGTGCCAATGTGACCACTTGTTATCGATGCACTCTGGATATTATCTTGCGTGATGAGGCCTGTGCCAGCTAACTTGTTCGTCACCAATCGGTGAATCGTCAAAGTCGAGCCGGTTACAGTTCCAGCAGACACGTTCTGGCTTCTCAGTAAAGATGAAGAAAGAGCGCCTGTTACAGCAAGCATACCGTTCCCAACAGCACCAGCAGCATTATAAAAGCTACCAGAGGTAACAGATACGATTCTAGTGTCCGAAACGTTCAACAAAAGCGAACCCTTGCCTACAGAAGGATCACCGAGCGTCATAGAAAGCAGTGCAGCAGATCCAGTTCCCTGGACACCTACCTTACCACCAAGCTGGAAACCGCTTCCGACGTGGTCGCCGTGCTTAGAGCCCGAAACGCCCGCGATGATCAGATTGTCAGCAACCTCAAGTGAGTTCTTAGTAGTAGTCCTTGATACAATCTCGGTTACTTCCAAAGAATCAAATTTTGCAGCAGAAGCCGAAAGGTACTGAACGTTCGATGTCGACCCTATATAATAGGTCGTGCCGTTATCGAAGTAAAGTTTTGCAGCACTCACGCCTAATTGAGCGTGGGTTAAAGCCGCTGCAGAAGTACCAGAAGTTGCTGTTTCGACGAATACACCAGTGTTTGCTGGTTCATCGCCTTGTTTGTCCTGGCCTGCGTTGTTAGAGATAGCTGAATTGTGACTGGAAATGTTTTGCCCAACTCTAGTTGCACCTGCAGTTGCCAGCCTGCGAGTTTCGGCAGCGCCACCAAAATGTTCAAACTTACCACCGCCAACGGCGATGCCGCCTGGGATGGTCTGATAAGTAACCGTGATACTAGCAGTTGCGGTTATACTACCCGCACTAGATGAAGTGATAGTTGCTAACCCTGAAGGGATTCGCGTACTCATTTGAGTGAAGAAATTATTTACAACACTTCTCCAGTCTGTTATTCCAGTTACAGCCTCAACTCTAATTTGCTTACAGTTTGCGTTCGCAGTTACTGTACTGATGTTTAGATCGTTAGCTGTTGGCACGGTAGTGTCAGTGCCGTCTGAAAGGAAGAACAAATACTCCTCACTACCAGAACTCTTAACCTCAAGTAATTGTGCTTTATACTGAGCGGCAGGTCCATATGTCGCTGTGGTGCCACCGCCGCCGTTAAATACCGATCCTGACGTGAACCTAAAGGTGTAAACACCTGCGGTACCGGAAGTAATCAAGTCCCTTGTTTGGAAAACATCAGTTGATCCAGATCTAATCACAACAGCAGGTCCGCTGCCTAGAGCATCTCTAAATTGTATATTACCTCTCTGGAGAAGTACACCCCTTCCGAGTTGATCCGAGCCGTGGACAAGTGATGCAACACCTGTCGAAGCAGTCGTAAATATAAATCCGTCATTAAGTGTCGTCTTTACGTGAACGCCTGTGCCGCCCTTAATCGAAACAATACCAGAACTTGTATGCGATGCAATTAGGTCCAACTGATTAGATGTGTCAGACGCTATCCTGACATCATCTGGTGACACCCCAAGCGCACTTTGTACAAAGTATATACTTGAGCCGCGAGGTTCTGAGCCCGAGTTTCCAGTCTCGACGAATACACCAGTGTTCGCTGGTTCGTCACCTTGTTTGTCCTGGCCTGCGTTATTAGAGATCGCTGAATCATGGCTAGAGATGTTTTGTGCAACTCTAGTAGCACCAGCAGTTGCTAATCTATGTGTTTCCGTGGCGCTGCCAAAACTAGCGAACTTGCCACCGCCGACGGCTATACCGCCTCCGATTTCAGCATAGGTAACTGTAATACTAGCTGTAGCGGTTACACTACCTGCACTGGAAGAGGTGATTGTAGCTAGCCCTGCAGGTATCCTAGTACTCATTTGAGTGAAGAAATTATTTACAACACTTCTCCAGTCTGTTATTCCAGTTACAGCCTCAACTCTAATTTGCTTACAGTTTGCGTTCGCAGTTACTGTACTGATGTTTAGATCGTTAGCTGTTGGCACGGTAGTGTCAGTGCCGTCTGAGAGAAAGAAAAGATATTCTTCACTACCAGAGCTTTTAACCTCAAGAAGCTGCGCTTTGTATTGTGCGGCTGGGCCGTACGTTGCAGTGGTTGCGCCACCGCCGTTGACAGTAGAACCAGATGTAAATCTAAAGGTATAAACGCCTGGATTGACAATGTTCGAGGCTGTCAAGTGGGTTCCATCACTCGTTATTGGTAACGCTCCGCCAAACTCGCCGCCTGCGTTGCCGGCGTTGAACTGAACAGAACCAGTTCTACCAGTGGCCGTAGATGCGGAAATGAAATTTTTAAAATCTCCTAATTTTAGACCCTTCATAGCATTGCTATTGGATGCGTCTGCAAGTGCAAGTACATCAGTGTCTGCGAGGTCTACCAGGTAATCCCCTGTCCCCAAGTCACTAAAACTTAAATGTTTAACTTCAATTGAACCAGACCCTATCTTATCTTTGGTAATTTTATTTGCATTACTACCTTTTCTTAGAAGCCTGTGTTCTATTTTTCGTCTATTAGTCATCGTCTAGATTTCCTCCTAGAATTCATTGTAAAAGTGGTGTGTAAAAATTAGGGGAGAGAAGAAAGAAAACTAACTCCCCTCCCCGGTTCTTTTCGCACCTGGTACTTAAACAAAAACAACAAACTTAATAACTTCTACTCAACTCACACGGAGCCAGAGAAGAATGTCACTGTCAAGATATCATCCGCGTCCAATGCAAGATTGGGGTGCAAATGAATCTGATTGTCTGTCACCGAAGCTGAATTAATTCTGTAGTCCGCTTGGGTACTACCCGCTTCTGCTCCAGGAGAGCTAAAATGCTCGCCCGCAAGGAGGACACCGTTCAGGTAAACCATAACAGATCCTGATTGTGGTCTTGCGCCAAGTGATGCTGTGGTGTAAGGTCCATCTAAGCCATCTGTAACGAAAGCAGAACCAGTTGACGTGTGCCTCATATAGGTCTTCTGCTGAAAGCCTATGGACAACTTACCAGAAGTCCAATTGAGGCCACCGTGGGCATCAGCGTTGTTTTGTACTACAGAAGCTGCTAGCTGCTTGTCTCCTACAGAACCTGTAGCCAACTTGTCTAGAGTTACCGCACCGGTTGCGATCTTAGCCTTGGTTACTACCAATGCACCAAGTTGCGGCGTTGAAACAGAGCCCGTTGCCATCTTGTCAAGTGTGACAGCGCCTGTGCCGATCTTAGCCTTGGTTACTACCAATGCACCAAGTTGCGGTGTCTGAACAGAACCTGTTGCCAGCTTGTCCAAGGTAACAGCGCCGGTGCCAATCTTAGCCTTGGTTACTACCAATGCACCAAGTTGCGGTGTCTGAACAGAACCTGTTGCCAGCTTGTCCAAGGTAACAGCGCCGGTGCCAATCTTAGCTTTAGTGATCGCAGCAGCGTTGATCTTAGCTGTGGTCACAGCAGAATCTACAATGTGCGCTGTGTTAACAGATGCCGACTGTATATTGTCAGCAGTAATCGCCCCAGTAGCTAGTTTGGCGTGTGTCACTTGGCCAGTGCCAATGTGTGCAGCCTGGATAGAACCGGTTTGTAAATTGTCCTGGGTAACGATACCCGTGCCGGCCAACTTGTTGGTTACGATTCTATGGAAAGTACCGGCAGAGGCTGAAACAGCACCTGCGGTAACGTTCTGTGCTCTAGCGAGGGATGCAGAAATTGCACCGGTCACAGCTAAGATACCGCTGCCGACAGCGCCTGCAGCAGCGTAGAAGCTACCAGACGTTAACGAAGCGATTCTAGCATCAGACACGTTCAAGATCATACTGCCCTTACTGAGGCTTCCGTCACCAAGAGTGATGGAGAACAGTGGGGCTGAGCCAGTACCTGAAACGTCGACTGCGCCACCAAGCTGAAAACCAGCACCGAGGTGGTCACCGTGCTTAGCACCTGAGACTGCAGCGATGATTAAATTATCTTTAATCTCCAGAGAGTCCTTGGTTACAGTTCTTGAAACAAGTTCACCAACTTCCAGGGAGTCAATCTTTGCAGCGGAAGCTGTCAAGTATTGTACGTTTGTTGTAGTACCTGCATAATAGGTTGTACCGTTATCGAAGTAAAGCTTTGCAGCGCTCTGCTGAAGTTGTACAGAAGTTCCGCGAGTACCAAAAACAGCACTTGAGCCAGAGTAAATTGTTACTGCTGGTGCGGAATTGTTCGTGTCAAATCTGATGTTCGCTCTGTGGGCGGCATTACCATTATCACGGCCGTCCATCAGGACAGGTGTGCTCGATATACTACCTACTGCAAGGCCGGTGTTCGCTATGGTTCTCAACTGAACCTTTAAGCCGCCCTGTAGGACGACCTTACCAGAACCCGTGTCAGACGCGACAATATCAAGCTGTTTATCAGCAGAAGCGTGAATGAAAGTATGCTTTGGTGAAGTACCAAGGGCTCCGTTAGTAAAGTAAAACTTTGCTCCGCCTGAAGCGGTCAAGTGACTGCCGTCACTGGTAATTGTCAAGATACCACCGAACTCCAAATTACCTCCATTTGCTTCCGCAAATTGAAGTGAACCTGTTCTGCCGCCTGCACCCGCAGATGCTGAGATGTAAGCTTTGAGGTCGCCTAATTTTAGGCCACGCATTGAAGTTGAGTTTGACGCATCTCCAACAGCGATGATGTCTGCGTCTGCAAGATCTACCAAGTAGTCCGCTGCTGCGGTTGAACCGAAGTCCAAGTGATTAATTTCTATTGAGCCTGATTGGACGTTGTCCTTGTGGACACCACCTACGGCAATGAGTTTAGAACCAATTCTTGTTCTAGCCATTATAATATTCCTCCTGAGATTTTGTTTTTAAACAAAGAAATAATCTAACTAAAACTGAAAACTGATTAAAGGAATAATTACGGGTTTTTACGAAAATAGAATCTTTTTTAAATTTCTGACGTTGTTGTCAAATTTACAAAAATCTGAACTTAAAAATTCAATCGATCTCTCTTTACAAACATCCGGCTGGGCGAATTCAAAAAAGAATTTACCGCTGTCCAGTCTTTTGCACTGCAACAGAGTGATACCTATCAGCTGTAAGTAAGCTGCGATGCCGATGTCCGAAGTGACGAAAGTAGTCATTTTGCTCTCTCCTACGATCACTTTTTCACGAATGCCGCTTTGTTAGGGTTTTTTGCGTTATCGCTAGGAAATACCAGGTCGTAATTTGCAGCACCGTCGAGATTGTATTTCTCTTTGAGCTGTTTCATCAGAAGCTGTACGGCCCTCTGGGTCTTTTCCATTTCCTCTAGTGTGACCTCTTTGTCTACTTCATAGTTTTGTGTCAACAGGCCGAGTTGGGTGACAAGTTTAGAGGTACTCTGTTGATGTCCCACGACCCTATAGATGTCCTCATCTTCGATTTCTACGTATGTGTCATCGAAGGGCTCTGGCTCAGGTTCTGGTTCAGGCTCGGATTCTTCCAATACCTCTTCTTCATCGTCACCGACCAAGACATCCAGAGCTTTCTCTGCTTTTGAAGAAAAATCTGGATTCGTCTCCTTGACTTGTTCTAATAAATTGATAAGCTTGTCTAACGCTCCCATTTGGTTTTCAACCCCTCTCTCTTTTAAAATATCAAGCGCACCATAATAGTGCTTTTAGATATAAATAGTTTCCAACAGGCGATTTATATGTAAAAATGTTCTAATTGCGAAATTAAGACGCAACGTAGGTGATCATTAGAGTTTCGTCAGAATTGGGGGGATCTTCACTATTGAACGTTACCTGGTTTGGCGGAGTTAGTACATAATCGTTGCTAGAGCCGCTGTTCATAAGCATACCATCCCGAAAAACCATCTCAGAACCCTCGACATAGCTTGATGGTGCTGTGAATTCTGTCCTAGTACCGTTAGGAGATTCAGAGAATGCCTGTCTCACCTTGTATTTATCTGCAAAGTTGCCGCCTTCGACTAAGACTGCTTCGCCCTGAAGGTTGACACCCACGAAACTGCCACGGCCGGCAAGAGAGCCTGATACTATTTTTGTTAAATCTAATTGTCCCGCTGGTAGCTTTCTAAATTTCGTGATTAATGACATAACTAAACTCTACCTTCCTTAAAAAACTTATTCTTCATGATCCCTTGGATTTATTCCTGGCAGGCCATAAAACTGACCATTCTTGTATTCTAGCTCATCCGCGAGTACTGTTCTCTCTCGGGCGATTTTAATCTCAACAGCACTTTCTCTAATTACCATTTTGGGTTGGTCCTGGTTCTCGCCGGACCCGAATACATATCCTAGAACTTCAATTTGTATAGTTGTCTCAAATTTTCGTTCTTCGTTTGAAAAATTGGACAAGTTATTGTTAAACGAGTAGTCCTGTTGAATAAAGCCTTCATACCTGTGATGCTCTCCATCTTTCAAGATAATGTAGTTTATTCCGCCTGGACTAGTGATGAACGATGTTATCAGTTCGTTCATCTGCTGTTGATACTCTGTCCTTATTACCACACTGTAGGTTATTGTAACATATACGGGAATAGGTATCGAGATAGTTTCGTAGACGACCTTGTTCTGCTTTAAGCTGGGAAAGTTTAATTGACCCCTCTTCCTCTTAGATTTAGTGTTCATAAAATTGGAAGTCTTATCTTGTTTTATTCTTCTCGCCACCTGTATACTGCCGCCTTTGGCGTCGTTCACTGGTAGGATATTCGCTTGAATTGTTCCTTTGTTCCCAGGATCCTTAACCACAGAAGTTCTATCGACTGTTATAAGCGGCATTATAAGTGCGCCAGATTTATCCCTGATTCCATCTTCTCTTTTGACTTGGTATGCCCTCTCCGCAGATGCCCAGATCACTGGGACTTTCTTGAAGCCTTCAGCCATCGTCACTGACAGGTTGAGTATGCCGTCGATATAATTCAACATAGCTTTGTCTATGTTCTCTAGTTTGGACTCTGCGAACGGCATTTCGGTTACCTTCCCAGGTATTTCTTTATGTGGCATTAAACAACCCCTCTCTAGACTTGACGCACTCAGCGGATATCTCTAACAAGTGGTTGATTTGGCCAAATAGCTGCTTTGGTTCGTTCAAGGTGACTATTTCATAAAAGTTTTCGCCATACAGCACGAAATCGCCCTCTCGAACAAACAGATCCTGATCTTCTGTTAGCCGCCTCTTATGGAAGTTGACCGTTATCTTCGATAGCCTATCAACACCCAGATTTGTGGTCTCTGTCTCGTATCCCTTCCACTCTACCAAGGCATAAACCCTTATCGGATTAAGAAAGTTTTTCTCGATGGCCTCTCCATATATCGGATGATAGTCTGTATGTTCTATCGAAATCGGATAATACAACACTGTCTGGCCAATGACCTTTTCTACAAGCTCGTCATTAACCTGCTTTACCAGATCCCTTTCCTTTTTGCCAGTAAAGAGTGGTGGTGGGGGACTGCCTGGCTGTTTCCATTTATTGTCGGCCATATTTCATTACCCCACGAAGACCGTCAGTGGTATACTCTCTTGTATCTTCTTAGTAGATTCCATAAGAGCCGAATCAGATTCTGCAAGCTTAACATAAGTCATTTCTGCCAAGGTAGTTTTCAACTCTTCACGCAAAGCAGATTGCTCTTCTCTGGCCTCTGATATTAACGCACTGCCATTCAACGTCACCGATTCGCCAGGAATAGGTATTGTAGCAAACTTGGACCTGATTTGTCCTAAAATCTCCTTACTGAGAGAGAGTGCAAATCTTCTGATCCACTGCTTACCTATAGCGTTGATACTTCTATAAGGCAAGTTGGCAAACGGGAGAGTATTCATATTGTTTATACCATCAATAGATTCATCGTCGCCGGCACCTATAAAAGGATCTGTTGGTATAGAAAATTTGAACCAAATTCTTGTTGGTCCACCACTGTAAGGTTTTGGAAATAACCTTAACTTGTTATTCTTAAGCTCAAAAGAAAAGTGAGACATCCTTGTATAAATAGCGTCCTCAAACGCCATAGACTGCAGTTTGTTTTGCCAAGCAGGTATAATCTCAAAACTGGAGTTGTCGGAGAACTGCCCGTAATTGTGTAGATTTCCAACAACATTCAACCCGCCATAATACCCAAAAAATCTCCACATAGATTGGGGAGTCTTGTAAAAAACTTGGTTAACAATTATTTTTTTCTTACCTACTTTGCCAAAAAAGAGGCTGCCGCTTTGAGATATGGACGCTGATAAAACTGCTGCTTGCAGGTCGTAATCTTGCGTGCCCGTGTCCAGGTCCACTGAGGCTGAATATTCTACGCTGCCCCTTCCGACACCAACCTCCGCTCCCGCTGCCTCAGATGCTCTGCGAGCGTAACCAAAATCGAACTTTGGATATTTTAAAGAAACATGTTTGCCGTCCAGAGATGAAGATAACGTGGTATCTCCCGTCGATTTTAGCTGCCCGTTGTCGTCAAAAGATGCGGTTGAATGCCCCAGATAGCTAGCTAGCGTATTGTTGGCCTGGTGTATGTTTAGTATATAAGAATATTCTAGCACAGCCTCCTCGTAAGAAGCATAGACACTGGCGACGTTAAGCTCTATGTCTAAGACATCGCCGCCGAGTTTTCGATAAACATACGTTACTTGATTTGCAGCGCCAGATAAGAAAGTGGTGTCATACAAGCCAGAACTTGTATCAGAATAAACTTTGTACGGAACAGACTTGTTAACATCACCCTCACTACCAGTTGCGGGCAAGATGCTCTTACTCGAATTGCTAGCAGGCGTAAGTGTTGGTATTGACATTCATGGATCCTCCGGTTGTCCTTCTATAAATAGTCCGAACAAGAGAGAATTGCCATAATACATTATTTGTTAGTGGCTGGCTTTCGCGTAGAGCGCTTTCTTGTTGCTTTTGGCTTAGCCTTGGTGTGAGTAAGGGGCTCTTTTTTTACAGCGGGTGTAGTTAACACTACAGGCTCTTCAACTTGAATGACTTTTTCTTCTGGCAGTGGTACCTTTTCGGCCTTTTCAGTAGCGGGGCTGATTTCGACGGCTTCGACAGTAGTGACGGCTTCTGTGGTGGTTGTGGTTTCGACAACGACGGGGTGGTCGACGGTAGGGATGGCGGGGGATGGTTCGGCCTGTGGTGAAGTTTCGAGCGTAACGTCAGCCCTGGCTCTGAGTGCCTCAACTCTGTTTCTAAGTGTTGCTGCCTTCTTTGCGTACTTAGGGCTTCTCAGTTTTCTAGATTTCTTTCCCATAATTAACTCCAATCATTTACATTAACATAGCATAAAAACTATTATATTTAAAAAAAAGCCCCCTTTCGGGGGCCAAGAGTTTAATCCTCTTTCTTCTTGCCTAAGAGTTTGAAAATCACAGATCTCCTCTCTTGTGGCTCTTTAGCCTTTGGTTTCTTGGCTTTAGGCTTCTCAGCCTTTTTTTCAGGCTCTGGAATTGGTTCCGGTTTTTCTATCTTTGCTTTTTTGGCGGGGCGCTTAGCCGCCTCCTTTAAAGCCTCAAGTCTAACTTTTTCCTTTCTGTCCAGTTCTGTCATTTTCCTATTGCTGCCCATAATAGACCTCCTATGTTAATTCCTATTCGAAGAAGATTCTACTCATCTTCTGATAATAAACCACCATATCACGCTGTGTCGCGTCCTGGTTCATTATACCAACGTATGGAATAAAATCAATATCATCAGTCAATGCAAGACTTACTTGTGCCTCGTCACCTGACGCTGGGGACTGAGTGGTGCCACCAGCTACTGCTGTGTGAGTTAAGGCGTACTGAACGCCGTTGACCCAAGCAGAGACCTTTCTATCAGAATCAATCTGAATTCCCAGTCTGTAATCAGTTGCTGCGGCGACAGTGATGCCGAGATCGGTCACATAATCAACGTTTGCGAGACTGTACACGAAATGCAAGTTAGCGTTTGTTGTCAACGCACCAGCATCATCATCCTCTGCGCCATAGATAAAATACGCTTGATTTGCGTCTGTAGCAAGGGTGGGTGTGTTAGTCAGCTTAAGACCTGCCCAGATTGTGGTGTCATCAATGTCAGCAGCGTCGGTGCGGATTGCGCACTCCCAATAAACTGAGTTTTCAGATCCCCATTTAGTTGATGCCCAAGCAGTCTGATTTGAGTCGAGGTGTGGCGTCAAGATCAATTGATCTCCGTTTGCCCCGTCAGGCTGTAAAACAATCCCAGCAGTCGTAGCAGCAAATGTCAGGTCGTCGCTTGAAGCGTTTGTACCAAGAACCTCAAAGTTTCGGTTAGCGTGTGAGTTGCCGGCTGTGCCAGTATCTCTTTTAACAACCATTGCGGCCAAAGTGGTGCTAGCTAAGTCAATAGCACCGCCTGACTGGTTTTCTAAATTCACTGTTACAGTGTTTGTCGCGGTTACTTGAGCCGTGACTATCAAGTCTACAATGTCGACTCCAATTGACACTGTTGCAAAGTCGCCCATTGCCGCACCAGTGACAACTATGTCCTCACTAAGGTCAGCGCCGTCGGCGATTGAGCCAAAGTCTTTAGTTTCGCTACCAACCAAAAAGCCGTTGACCTTTGGTAGTTGTGTAAAATATTCTTCGTAACAAACACGATCTGGATCTGTTATTGAAAACGGACTTCCATTAAGCCCACCTAGTCTTTTGTGGCCTAAAAGGTTATCAAGCGTTGCTTCTAGCCTTCTTGTGCCTATTCTTCTATTACCCATAATTTGTTTCCTCCTTATATGTTTTTATTATGGTTACGTAACCTCAATTTTCACGACATCGTGCCCAGCCGCTTCGGGCACGAATCTTCAAGGGACAGCGGCCCCGTCCCAGGAGAATTTTGAAAGTTACAGTAAATAGCTTTCAGAAAAAAGAAAAGCCCCACCAAATTAATGATGGGGCTAAATCTTTTGCTAGTTTTGACCTAAGTCAATTCTTAGCTAGCGCCTTCCTCACCGAGGAGACCACGCACGATAACAAGACCATACATATCTGGTCTAACCATCTTCTTCGCGTAACGGGTCATTACACCCTTACGAGGTACAAAATCCTCTGTACCGAAAATGGTTGGTGTTACCTGCAACGGTACATATGGTGCGTATACGAAGCCACTCTCAAGGAATGAACTACCCTTACGACCAACAAGAACAACGTTGCGAGGAAAGTAAGGATCAACATAGATCTCGAACTTCTTGCTTAAAGCGCCGACCTTAACAGCACCGATGTCACCACGATCTGCATCAGCAGTTACGCTTGCACGGAAACCGCTTGTGAACTCAAGAATGTTAGCGACCTCTGGAGAGCAAACAACAAAGTTTGCGCCGCCGCGAAGCGTCTTGCGGTGAATCTGAGCACTTACGTCATTGATCGTCTCAATGAGGGTCTCATACCACTCGCTAACAGTACCAGTGAAGTCAGGTGCCGCTGAAGCTGCACCAAGCTCATTTCCGTTGCTATCAACGAAGAGACCTGGAGCGCGTGACCAGTAGCGAGTACCGGCCTTAGCACCGACAATAAGATCACCAAGAATTTCCTGATCGATTTCAAGAGCAATTTGCTCAGAAAGAATGCCAGTTAATTCGACCTCGGCGTCAAGGTTGTGGTAAGCATTGAGGTCCTGGCCAAGCTCAGGAGTCCATTTTGCTTTCAACTTCTTGGTCGTTGCGGTAACAGCGATACTGTCAACGCGGATGTCGATTTCTGGAATCGCTTCGCCGCCTTGTAGGATCTGCCCAGGCATTGAAGGATCTGAAACACCTGCACCTTCGAAAGGCATACCGGCGACATCTACTGCACCAACAGTATCAGCAGCACCGAGTGTGTCCTTCTTAGGGTAGGTAATGCTTACTGCATCGGTGTTGACACCTGCGTCAGTAGCGTGGGTGAAGACGACGTTAACTCCACCATCAGTAGCGAAAGAAGTAAGTCTTCTAACCTGGGAAGCCTGATGAGAGTCAACAGAAGCACTTAATGCGAAAAGATTATTATCGTTAAGATCCGCTGGAACGCTCCCTACTGGAATCTTAAGAACAGAAATAACATCAGATGCTGCAAGAACGTCCGGGTCGAATCGAATGCTTTTCTTTTGCGCCTCTGTCAACGAAGCAACAGCAACGTTTTCAAGAGCAGTATCAGCAGCAGCTACGTTAATAGCCGCAGATGAACCTGTAGCAGTCGTGTAACCTGTACCCAAGTTGTAAAAACCGCCGCCGTCGCCAGGATGAGATAAATTAACACCACCAGTCAACTGCGAAGCAATTACTCTACCACCATAGATAGATTCTTTTGTAACAGAAGCAGCCTTCGTGCTGTTGGTTTCAAAGTCCAAGAAGAAAATCAATCCACTTGGAAGACTCATAGGCTGAACGCTTACGAGATCGTTTGCAATCAATCCACCGAATACACGACGAACGATTGGGAAAGCAACTGATGCGAAACCTTCGACATCACCTGCAGCCATTGATGAAGCTTCGCGAAGAAGCTCTTTAGCCTGATTCTCAAGGAGAACGGCCATTGTATTTTGGGCTCTTTCACCAGTTAATCCTTCAAGAAGACCAGTCTTTTCCCACTTATTGAGAAGAGCAGTACCTTCCTTCTGGACATCGCGATGAACGATACCTTCAGTTAATGTTTGTAAAACAGACATGTTATAGTAACCTCCTAATTATTTTTTTTATTATTGATGCCAGCTAAACGCTGCATCCGCTCAGAAAAGATATCATCATCTTTCTTGTGTTCTTTTCTTTGCGAGTTCAAAATTAGAGAAGAATTTCTACTGACTGCTTCGCTCAGTGATTTCGGTACGGAAGGAGCTTCTGTACTACCCACGGTGCTTTGAAGAGTTTCATAAATAACCTTCGCTTCTTTTGGTGTTTCTGCCTTTGAAATAGCTTCGACAAGTTTTCTTCTTTGTCGCTCATTCAGGGAGTCGCTCTCCAAGGTCTTGTTAATATAAAGTAGTTTCGCATTTGAAACATTCACGATTTCAACTTTCTCCTTCAATAGAAGTACGGCATCGACGTATTTTTTGTTTTCTTTTGCTAACTTGATTTGCTTTGATTTGTGTAATTTAATAGACTCTTGGAGTTCTTCGATCGTAGACTTGAGTGCATCCATTTCTTCGGCGACCTCTTCGTCTTGGCGCTTAGCCAACTCCATTGCCTCCATCTCTTTCATCTCTGACTCTGGCCTGTTCATATGGCCGCTCATCTGAGGTTCGATATCGACTGACAGTTTTTCCATAATCTGATCTACAATAGATTGTTCAAGGTCAGTCTCTTCGTCAATATCGTCGTCTTCCAACATAGGAGAAGCGGTTGCAGCGAGATCGACTTCAGGTGCTGTTTGAGGCATTTCAGGGGCGGCGTCGATTGCCGGCTCAAGATTTGTAGCAAGCTCGTCGCTAGTCATGTCTGGCTCGGGGACAGCACCCATCTCCTCTTCATAGTCTTTTATTCTTTGTTTTAGCTGTGGAAGGTCGATAATTATGGGCGTGTCTTCATCCGTAATCTCGCTCTCCAGACTATCTGGTAGATCTTCTGCTGTTGCTAATGGGATCTCGTCTAGCGAAGGGTCAATAGTAAACTCGGGCTCATCATCTAACCCTTCGTCCTCTAAGATAGAAGAAACGGCTTCCTTGATTTGATCAGAATACTTCTCTACAATCATTGCTTCAGCGTTCTTGATAGCCGATTCTCTGAGTGCATTGGCGTCAATTATTGCTTGTTCTAACATGGATGACATATACTTACCCCTTAAATGAAAAAATTCTCACTAATAAATAGTAAGCATAAATGCTAAATGACTGTAAAAATTGTAGGTATAAGTAGTACTACACACCTTGAGGGGCGTGCCTTAGTGATGGGCGACCAACAATTCCGAATATAAAAGGCAAGTCTTCCTGCTTTTGGTCGACTTGGACTTTGGTAACTGCATCGTTATTCTTAAAAGTCTGGATGGTAAAATCAGCATCTACTTGTTTCTTTGGTCGTCTCATAATTTGCTCCTAAAAAGTTGATCCGGCTGCGAATACATTAACATCGGCGTCTGTGCCCACGAAGGCTACTCGGTCGACGCCCACGGTATGATACAAACGATACTCTCGGGCGTCCGGTGTTTGGTCAACAGGCGCAGCGCCAGAGTCTCCAACCACAATTGATGCTGCTGTGGCGGCGGTGTTAGCCGAAGCTAGATTGGTCTCGGGTATCTCGAACCATCTTTGGAAAGCGTGACAGTATCCAAACACTGTTACAGTCAAGGATGTCGATTCGTTCGCGTCTGTGACTAAGACGTGTAAAAACCTTTGGTTCTCCGTGGCATAACCAACGGTGGATGCGGTGACACCTTTTAGAGTGTTCGTATTTGCAAGAACTGTAGCCGTGCTTCCTGGAGGGCCCGCTACATTCTTTGGGCTCCTTGTTCGACCCCAGCTTGTATTTTTATAAACTGACATTATATAGTCTCCTAAAAAGTTGAACAAGCAGCAAAGATGTTAACCCTTGCTGCGTTTGCGTTGACGAATGCCACC